GGTTTGAAGAATGGTTTACCATTAAAAGTATATTCTGGAGTTGGTGCTCCATGGCTAGGGTCAGCTTTTTTAACTAACTCTACCCAAGAAAAATCTGCTTGTTTTGTCATGTTATATATATTGAAGGCAAGAACTTTGGAGCTTTTTCTGTTCTATCTGGAGCGAGTGGTATCAATGTTAATACTCCTGTAGCAATACTAAAACTAAATGTCTGACTTGCATGTGGCTCATACCCTATACTATCCCATGTGCTTGTAGCCGCATCCCACGTTCCAACATAATCATCCCAGTCGTTAGCGATTATCGTAACAGCGCCAACACCCGGACTTATGTATATGTTCTCTGATGGGTCATATACTGCTGGGACAAAACCTGTAAGGGTTAAGCTAGCTGTACCAGGAACATCTTTAAATACTACATCAGAACTAGGTACTAATCCGCCTAATGTTAAACTGGCAACTGCTGGTGACTTGTGTACACCTTCAAAGTCTTCAACAGCATAACCAGTAAGCGTTAGTGTCCCAGCACCCGGAATAAAACTTAGGTCATCCCAAGCTCCTACATAGGCATCCCATGACCCTACAGTAGTATCCCAAGATGACACTTAATTAGATTCCGAAAGCTGCTGAAATTTCTTCCAAGTCTAGACCTAATGCAGCTAGTTTCTCTTTAGCGCTTGCTAACTTAGCAGCGCGAGCAACGGCTTCAGCAGAAGGCTCAGGAGCGGGTGGCTCGACAAATGAGAAAACATTTCCATCCCAAGTTCCGCCAATCCTAGCGTCGCTAGTAGCTTTGACCACATCGGCCCCATCCATTTCAAATCCAACATCTTCGTCCACCACAATCATGTTTGTTACTGTTCCGCCTTCAACTAAGGCGTAATTTGCATGTGCCATTAATATCTCCTATAGTCCAAATGCGTCTTTAGATTTAAAACCCAACTGTTCTAATGCGTTTCCTTTGCTCATATTAAACTCCTATTAACTTGAAACCAGACATATGAGCGTACTGAATGTCGTCGGTATTAGTATAAATGTAAGCCATAAACTCTACATAATCTGCCGCTGATAAATTTAATATAGCGTTTCCCGTTAAATAATGATGATTCGCATCTGGATCAGCGCTTCCAATGACTGTATAGTCGTTCTTCGTCCCGTTTATCAACAACCCCATATACACGTTATTACTGGCATTTATATTGTTAAATTTAGCACCATACGATATTGAATACTTACCGCCTTCTCCTGCTGGAACAGTGAATTTATTCGATGCGAAAGCGCTATCTGTATCCCAATTTTCCGACCCTAGCGTTACAACCGTTTCTGTGTTTGCGCTAATACTTTGAGTTGAAGCATTATACGCCGACCACGAAGGCGTGTTGTCTCCACCAGCAGAAGCCCACGTCCCATCTCCCCTTAAAAAGTTAGATGCACTTGGTGTCCCCGTTGCAAAAGAAAGAACTTTCGACCCGTTTGTTATTAATGCTGACTTAGCGCTTCCATCTGCAGTGGGAAGAGTGAAATCAGCAGAGCCATCTGCTGGGCCTATCTTGTCTGTTCTAATTGTAGATGCCATTATTTAAACTCCATTATGAAGCAGACGCCGACTGCGCCAACAGCCCCTACTACATAACTTGTAGTGTTATTTCCAGAACCACCACCAGAACCATAGGCTTGTCCTGCTATTGACGCATGAACACTCGTTTGCGCTTGTAATCCACCACCGCCCCAAAAACTAGCACCAGCTTGAACTTCTCCAGTTGTGGTTGTGCCACCTCCATAACCGCCTAAAATAGAAATTCCCTCATTATTAGCTCCAACTGTTCCTGCTGCGGGAGTTGCCGGAGAAGCCCAGAACTTTCCACCTTTTCCTCCGGGTGCTGTGATTGTGCTCATAGAGCCGCTTCCTGATCCTGAAGTATGGGTAAACGTAGAATTTCCCCCATCTCCACCAACGCCACCTTCTGCACCAGCAGCGCCAGCGGCACCTATGGCAACAGTTATAGTATCGGCTGGAACTACACTTACCCTAGCAATAACTGTTGTTGCTCCAAGTCCGCCTGATCCGGGTTTTCCTGTGGTATTATCACCACCAGCGCCTCCGCCACCACCGCCTGTTATGAAAACTACGAGTTTACCAATACCAGAAGGAACGGTGTAAGTCCCGGTTGCGGTAAATTTAGCTACATCATCAAACCCCGGAAAGCCGCTTAATGTTCCTGAGTTTGTAAGGGTAACACCAGAAGGCACAAGTAACTTATCACCACTGACTCCTAGTGTGGTTGTTCCGGTAGCTACTCTTGGAGCTACTACATCAACTTTTACTGTAGATACCATAATTTATATCCCGAAAGCTTCTTTAACTTCTTCTGTTGTGAGTCCAAGAGCTTCTAGTTTAGATTTAGCTGAGGCCAGTCTTTCTTGCTTTGCTATTTGCTCTGCGTCATACTCTGCTTGCCATTCCGCATGAGCGATTTCAATGTCTGCTGTAGTTGGTTTTGGTTTATCAGACAACCACTCCTTTATGTAGACACCATCGCCATCATTTTGAAGAGTAAAATCTGTTGTTACCTCAAACCCTAATTGGATAAGTCCATTTGCTGTAATCATTTTTATACTCCCGCCAACTTATATGCGCCCCAAGAATTATAATCTATGCCAGCATCTAAGGTCATAGTTCCTGAAGAAAAGGTTATCCAGATATACCACTCTAAATAATCTGCAGCAGACAAATCAAATACACTAAAAAATGTTTGAGTCATAGCGCTTGTACTATTCGCCGGTGCGCCATGATAATTTTTTTGATTCGCAACTCCGTTGAGATATATCCACTGCCCCATATTTGCCACAACGATCCCCGCAGTATTGCTAACAGTGGAACGAGTCCATACAGCATACTTACCCGCTTCTCCAGCAGGGACAGTAAATTTTCCAGTTGATGTGTCATGGCACCCACCAACGTCATATATTTCAGTTCCGGCGGTTATTTTATTATAGGTTGCGGTTGATAATCCTGTCGAAGCCGCATAAGCAGAGAATGAGGGGTTATTACCCCCAAATCCAGTTGCAGTCCCACTATTTGCTAATGTTCCCCCAGAGGCTACTGCTAATGTAGCTCCAGAAGGAACTGTTAAGGTGTCTCCAGACTCTCCTAATGTTATTGCAGTCCCTGTTGCTGGAACAATCTTTCCAACTTCTAATGTACTCATACGATGCTCCAGTTACCGTTGACAGTAACTATGTAAGTATCTGCAATGGTAATTGGTCCTGCGCTCATTGCATTCTGTGCAGCCGTTACTGTTATGTTTTCAGATATTGTATTTCCGTTGTAACGCATAATGGCGTCAGTTCCTAAAGTCTCGTCAGGCTGGATTGTATCAGCCCTTAGACCTAAGAAGATTACCTCCATACTGTTAGTACCTACTGGATCGTCTGCAGCGGGAGCTCCTCCAGTCATCGTAAGAGTCGTACCGTCTACGCTGTAAACATTAGTCATCTGCTTTACTCCAGCCAGCGTCACCAGAATTGATGCGCTGTTCGATGGAGCGTAATCCATTGTAAATACTGTCTTTGAACCATTAGGCCCAGTAGCAGTTCCTGCAAATATCTGACTTGGGTATTCCCCAAATGTTGGTTCAAATCCTAAATAAGGCATTATTTATACTCCCAAACTAATACTAGACCTGGCCTGCCAGCTGCTCCTGTGCTAGCGTCTGCTGTTGCAACTTCTCCACCGCCATAACCAACAGAAGCAGTTGTCGTAGCGGTAGTGGATGACACAGCGCCATAACCATGAGCCACTTGCCCCGCGCTACTAGCCCCACCTCCGCCGCTACCAGCTATATACACCCCATTCGCCGGACCAGTTGGAAGCGCTGTAGTTGCCCCAGCAGTATGATTAGCATTACCACCCCCATTACCACCGATACACTCTATCTCTGTGAATGATCCCGTCCCAGTTGCATAGGTAAACTTAGATGTACCACCCGCTCCCCCAGCGCCAGAAGCACCAGCAGCGCCAGCAGCGCCAACCGTTGCCGTAACCGTTGTTACAGTGCTTACATCTAAAAATACTTTTGCATAGGCTCCAGCACCACCAGAACCACCAGTATTTGCTCCCGCTCCAGAACCACCCCCTCCTGCAATCACCTCAACAACTATCTTGGTTGGGTTGTTTGTAGCTTTCGTCCATGTTCCGGTTGCTGTAAATATAGTTAACGCTTCCAACCCTGCCGCAGCACTAGCCCATGCATTATCTCCGCGAAGGAATGTAGTTGCTGATGCGGTCCCTGTCGCTCCTAAATTGGCGATACCTACGGCATCATCTTGAATAACTCCTGATCCTACTTTAGTTAATGCCATTATTTAAACTCCCAAACAATTATGATCCCAGCGCTTCCTGCCGCACCATTTACGCTGTATCCTGCACCTCCACCAGCACCATATCCTGACCCAGCGACAGCAGCTTGTTCTCCAGTATAACCACTCCACCCACCAGTTCCCATCTGGGAATCTCCAGCAGCCCCAGTAGAACCATTGCGTCCATCACCACCTTTTATGTTTATATCTCCACCTGTTGCGGAGCCTCCAACAGCCATTCCATAACCAGCATAAGCACCTACACCTTTAGCACCAGTTACTGTCGATGACCCACCGTGCGCTGTGTCTGTCCAAGAACTATCTCCTCCATCAGAACCAGCCGCGCTTGTTGTAGCTCCCGCTCCTCCTGAACCTACTAAAAGTACAGATTTAGTAACACTGGTAACATCAATAAACTTCTTAGCATACCCCCCACCAGAACCACCAATTATATAAGTTGCCGCACCGCTTCGACCGCCGCCGCCACCACCGCCTTGTACTTCAACGATAACTTTAGTAATGTCCGTTGGTTTTGTCCATGTAGACGCTGCAGTAAATACTTGCCTAGAGGTAAATCCTGTAGAAGGCACTGCCCCCGTTGCTATGTTTGATGCTTCAATTTTCGTGGTTGCCAAAATAACTTCCTCTGTATTTGTCTGAGATGTATGCTTTTGCTTCTGTTAAGCAATTAGGTAGCATATCGTCTGGCGCTATTGCCATCCATATAATCAAGAACGGGATAAGAAACCAATGGGCTATCCTTGCGATTCCAACTATGAAACTCAACGAATTTCAACAGGAGGATTCGCCCAAGGATCAGGCATAACAACATCAGCAGGGTCGCTGAATATGTCAGTTACATCCCTAAGATCATTGCGGTAAGTCTTCATAACTCCATCCAATTCTACTCCCGCTTCCACTGCTATGAAGAATGCCCCATCGCTCATCTGTAAAAGTTGATCGCGTACTCGTCGTACATCTTCCCAATTATTAAACGCCATTACATACTCTCCGATGATTGCCACCCAAAGCACGAACACAGATGGGAATACGATGAATGTGAATAATCTGTTCGCCACCGCACATTTCTACTTGAATCTAAAGGAACGATTGAATGCCAATTCGATCCTGCCGCATAATTGTCACGGTCTTGTGTAGCTCCCGGCCCTGCAAAATAAATTGTTGAATGCGATCCAGCAAAAGCACATATAGCGCCAGTGCAAAATCCATCTGGACCAACAGGTGCAGGAACAGTTGTTGCTGCTAACGGACTTGAAGTCCAAGATGTTGGTTGAGAGGTGCCTGAGTTATTAACAAACAGTTCAATATATGAACTGCTGAAGTTAGACCCCATAAGCCAGCCGTTATTTGTGATGCCGCTTGTATTCTCGTTGATGAAAGGCCAGATATTACCGCTACCATCGTTACGCCACGCAAAGATACAGCGGTCATTACCGTTGTACCATGTCTGTTTTGTTGAATTAAATGTTGGGGCGGTAGTCGATTCAGTTAGTTGAGACGCGGTGATTACTGCACTTCCAGAAGTAACAATCGCAGAATCATCAAGATACAGGTAATACCAAGTATCTGCCGTAGTTCCTGATTTCGTATACGTTACATCTTCGCCATAAACCATTTGGGTTGTCGTACCCTCATGCAGATACCGAAACCCAGAATTCAATATAATTGTGGTCGTGGTTCCCCATTGAAAAAATGGACGTACACGATAACCACGCAATTCAGTTAGAGCCATCCCGCTACTAGGGGCAGCAGCCCAAGCAGCATCTGTGCCATCACTTGTCAACAGATAAGTTGATGCGCCCAGAGCTAACGCGGAAGGATCACCAGAAGAATCACCAACAATGATCTTGCCTCTTGCGAGTCCAGCCATCTTGGCTAGGGTTACAGAATTATCACCTAACTTAGAAGTAGTAACTGATCCATCAACTGGGGTTAATGAGTTACCTATATCATTAATACCGACAACCTCTAACTCATCTGTTGTAACTAATGCAGCTCCTAGAGTAAGAACACTCCCACTAAAGCTAAATGCATTTGTATGCTGCTTTACGCCATTAATAGTAACTATTAAAGTCTGTTCACTTGGCGGTGTCCACCCTATGTCATGCGTAGCAGAGGTGGAAGAAGTGACATTGAAGACTTGGACGTTACTAGCTTTTCTATCTACTTGTCCTAAATATGCCATTGTTTAATCACCTATGCTGTCATTACCAGAACGCTTGCCACTGCATCAATTGCAGATCCAACTGAAGCTTTTGCATATAACGCTCTTGAGCTCGCTGCAGTACCGCTACATACCAAGTTGATTGGCTTCTCTATAACTAGAGTGCTACTTGCTGGCACAGGAACTTTATATAAAATATATCCACCTGATAAGATAACTGGTGTTGCCGCGTTATTATAAAGTGTTAAATAAACATCCACCGAAGAAGTAGTTATGTTTGAAAAATATATGGCGTGAACAGTTTGATTGGTCGATGCTGTGTTGATACCCGGAACAAGGGGAAGAAACCCAGTCCCTAACTGAACTGCTTGTGTTTGAAAGTCATTAGCCATAGGTTATCCTCCGAGGGCGATTGCCATGGCTACGGCTGCCGCATTAGGGTTGGTGTTTAATGTTGCTGCATCTGCAGTAACTGCTGTAGTCCCAAGGTTAGTAAACTGAGACTGTAGAACAGACTTGATTAAACGCAAATGTTGATCGCCCTCTGAAACAGGGTCTGTTCCTAGCGGCCAAGTGCTCGTAAGTTGTGAAATATATGTGGCTGATTCGATTCCCATTTTATCTCTCCTAACTTAACTCAAAGATGCCATTGGCATTTGGAGTTATAGTCAACGTATTATCTTGCGTCAAAGTAAAATGAGATGTCGATAGTTTGGAAAAGCAAACCAAAGCTCCGCCAGACTTATAAATAATAGCGTATTTGATGTTAGATATATCACCACCTGTCGCTGTCCAAACTACAGCCGTAGCATCCCATCTGTACTTATTCGTTGCTGTAGAAGCCCACGTCCTTCCAGATACGGACAATCCTCCAGTAGCATAACCGTTGCCATTAGCCACTTCGTTTGCGATAGACGCATAAGTAGATAACGCTACATTGTTAGCGTTGGTGCTGGCGCTATTAGTAAATAATGCCAATCTGAAATTGGGAGTACCGGCGTCTAGATCAAATACCGCATTCCCTAATTTTTCTTTAAAACTATTGTAAAAACTCCATGCAGTAGCCGCCATCTATGCCGCCTCCTTTAATGCGTCAGGGCTTTGTATAATGTGGGATATCAATCCCTCGCCATGAATTATCATTTCGTAATGGTCTCCAGTAGCTCCAACCATTTGAACGAATTCCTTCGCCTGATGATAATGCGCCACAGTACACAAAAATTGTTTTCCAGCAACATGAACTTCTATCTCCTTTTCGCCATCATTCTCAGGCTGAGAATATGCGTGATGCTTATCCATGATGCAACTATCAAAACCAAATATTTCAAATTTGGGAAACCCTAACATCCTCATCAAATGAATAGCTCTTAGGGTTACAGTCGAGCCTCCTAATACAGGGAAGAAATCTTTGTGGATCTCCCCATATTTATCCTCCAGTATATCTTGGTACTGGTCTTGTCCAGCGCAATGCCACAAATGAGTTTCATAACCATCCAGCTTATCTAAAACAGAAGGATGACATTGCGAACATATAAAATACTTACACTCTTTATGAGGTGGGTCGACAAATCTATTGTTGAACTCCCTGCTGTCGAGCATTATAAAAGCAGAAGGCCTGATCCCTCTATCCATACAATATTTGTATGAGCCATTTACTGTAACTACAGGCATTCCTTCTGCGTGTTTTTCTTTTAAAATATCCAAAGTGGAATCTAACGATGGTCCGCCAACAACCAAAGCAACAACTTTATCCCACTGTGTTTCATATGGAACAACCTGTGGGATATCTCTATCTATGTTGGAAGATATATTACTTCTAATATCTTCGTCATCTGCATTAACAGCGCAGAATATATCTGGTATTGGGACTAATTTAGGCCCAACGTTTACCGATGGAGAGAAGGAATTAACTGAGATAGTTAAACTAGATTGATCCACTACCTTACCTTGGTTGCTAGAATCTTATCTAGCATAGCTTCAATAGTCTGCAATCGATATAGCATAACATCCAGATTCTTCACAGACTCCTGCACCTCTTTCTGATCCCCTGTGAGTTTCTTAAGATTATGTATCTCTATACCACACTGCTTAGCTTCTGCTTCTAGGGCTGGTATAGCACGTCCCTGGATGCCTGCTAAGCGCTCTACCTCAGAAGAAAGTCCAGAAGCCCACCAGATTGCTCCGCATGTCTGAACAATAAGAAAAATTATTGCACCAAAAAATTTAGCGTCGATGTTCATTCTTTTTTCTTTCGCTCTAATGGCCCTGGTAAGATCCACCCAAGTATCATAGGCGCAACGATTACCAATATCAATAACCAACCTCCCATACTAACGAGGTCTCCCAATAATGTCCAGAAATTATCTGGGGCACAACTAGCCGCTGTAGGCATGTTTCCTCCTTTCGATGGGGTCATCACGTCCGCAACCACACTCGTCACAGAGGCACCTACCGTAGAGGCCAGTAGTACAGGCGCAGTCCCCGAACTCGCAACTGACGCAATTGCACCTGGAACTAGGGCTCCCGCTCCTATCAGTCCCGCTTTTTTCAGACTCGTGCATGCTGTTAAAAATACTACCCAGCAAATAGCTGCCAAAGAACGGAAACAACTATAATGCATCCGATTACAGCTAACATTTTGTTTTCTTTTGCCCATTCTACCATATCAATCTCTCCCGTGTTCTACTCTTATTCGTGTCCTTAAGCTGCTAAAAACAGCGTGTTTCCAAATAGAAAATCCTAAGAAATTGTCCTTGTATAAAGTATTGTAATAACTCATAATATGAGAAAAGCTCTCAATTAAATTATTTTTATTTTCTTCAACGCTATTCTGTACTGTGTCATCAAGTAAGGACAACTCTCTGGATATATCCAAAACTACAAATCTGTTTTAAATTCAACCACATCCATAATACGGCAATTTAACATATTTGAAACCTTCCAAAAAGCTAACCCATAAAATTTATCTTCATCTGTCGATATAGAATTACAGTATCTTTTTAGTATAACTCCATACTCATTTGGTATCTCAAGGGTTACTCTCTGGACCTCCTCCATTATTTAAAGGTCATCCTTAACTCTAATCCTTTTGCACCAGTTGATTTGGTGTCAACGTCTATTCTTAAAACGTCTGCTGTATTTACTGTGTTGTTTGCGCTTATAAGAGGGGGGGTGCCTGAAGTGCTTGAGTCAGTTTCAGACACCTCTATGATTACTCCCGTTGTCAAGATATCAACACTCTTGCTCTCATTATACAGCATAATCGTATTGTTGCCAGAACTCCCAGCAGTAAATACATGCGCCCCTATGGAGTTCAGCTCTAATCCATCAAGTGTGCTAGGCACTACCATCCTAGCAATTCCATCTCCAGTATATAATTCAATAGTATCTGGGATGGCTTTTATCGCCATAGCTCTTTCAATAAAGCTAGAGTTGCTGGCTAGTATCTTCTTTGTTGTGTTAGATGCAGAGTCAAGGTACAGTATAAAGTCTGCACTCTTGTTCATACTTACACCGGTATCTGCAACATTCTGTATGAGCTCTATCTTACCATCATTAAGGTTAATGAAGTTATCATCTACCTGATCATGAGTTAATGGTGAACCCTTTCCCGCTCTTGTTGTAATGCTTGCCATAATTAATCTACTACCGTATACCCGTCAACCCAATAGTAATTTTGGACATATGGAAATTTAACATCGTAAGCACCTTGATTATCGCCACGCTTCTCATAAAAAATTCTTCCATTGGTCATCCTGTATGCAGGGCGCATTGGCTTGTATCTTTTCCTTCCTCCAACTCTAAACTTTCTAGCCATTAAAAGGAAGCCTCTGCCATTGGTTCAAGAACTCTGCTTCTTCTTAACATAGGAGGAGCTGGGTCCATATCGTATATTCTAGATAAAGCATCTAAAAAGTCTGGATGTATAGTTGGAAATAATCTGTACTCGTTCTCTCTCATCCAGCTTGTTAAGTCGTATATCTTATTATTCTCATCTTTGCAAGATATTTTCTTTGAGTTAAGAAACTTTTGTTTCTTTTCTATCATGTCTTGCTGAGTAGATGTTAACCTGGATTCATCAGTTGGGTAAGGAAAGAAGAAAGAACCATCCTTTAGATCAGGCTCTAGTCTTTGTATCCTATCCTTTTTCGACTGCGGACCCCCTCCTCCAACCCAGTTAATCTCGTATATAGGAAATGAACTTCCCTCTATACGCATCATCTCTTTGAAGTGCTCTATGTCACTCTGAGCGCCATACCTTTCATAACCAACCTTTACTTCCCTTACGCCAGGAGCCCTCTTCCACTTAGCTCTAAGCTTCTTCAGATGATCCCACCTTTCTGATAAAGAAAGCCTATGACAAACACCATCTAGTAAGTATTTGTTATAGTTAGCATCGACCCCAACCACAGCCATTGCCGTTCTATTAGAAGCTTTCTTTTTAGAATGAGCTGGGTCACACATCAAGTAGACATTCATTGTATAAGGTCTAACTTCCCACTCTCTCCACCACTCATCCTTGAAGTGCACATCCGAACCAGCAATAGGATTTAGAAGCTGTTGACAAGCTACTATATAAGTAGATGTTGTCTTTTTTATTTCTTCCCATCTTTCCTCTTCAAGAAAGACTGGTTCTCCGTCCATCCTTCCATCCACGGTAGCTGGATGTATTCTTGGCTTTACCGCTGCTCTTTGAAGGATAGTTCCGTAAGTATCCCCATATGAGTAACGAGTTCCTGCATACTGAAACCTTGGGCTATGTGTAGATCCCAAGTTAAGAGATAGCTCCCACTGAGTAGTTGTTTTCAATATCTGCTCTGGAGTTGTTATTGCTTCCTGCACAACAACATCATCATAAACTATAAGCTGAAAATGTCTACCAGTTGGTTGACCATCCACTAACCCATGAGCCTCTATGGTCTGCTCTTTAGGATTGGACTTTCTCTTTACGCATATCCCCTCGTTTTCCGCCCATTTAGGCGCTTGCGTTCTAGGCTTCTCCCATAAAATATCAGGATACAAATTCATTAGCTTTTCATTGCCTTCGAATTCATGCATAACCTGTCTAAGAAAAGGCTTTGCCTGCTTTGCTGAAAAGGAAAGGATACCTATTGTTATGTCTGGATCACATAATACTTCTTGAACGCAGCCTAGAAATGTTATTATTGAGCTTTTATAATGGAATCTAGCCCATAAATCTAGGTGACTATCCCTATCTGACTCAACCTCACGACATCTTTCATATATCCAAGGATGAAGCATATCGTGCCTGTTACACAGGAAAACGCCAAGGTAATACCTATCAAGCTGGCCCAGAGTCCTAATAAAGCTATCATCAATGTTAGGATCGTCATGACAGCTGGCATAAGCTTTAATAACTTTATCATATTCTGCAGTCTGCGCCCACAGTGCAAACTGTTCTGCAGCCTCAGCATTTGATGTTGTAGATAATACCGTTTTCGATACTGGTGGAAGCATTACTTTTTCTTATATCCAGAAGCATACGCAGCCGACGCTTGCTTTTCAGCTTGCTTTTTAGTGGGATAACATTTCCCTTTGCTTCCCCACTTCCATCCAGACTTTCCAGTTTTTAATTTGCATTTCTGTATAGGCATTACTTATTATGCGGACATAGCTGGAGACCAGAGTTGACGAATATCATTTGCCGTCATGTTTCTAGGGTCCATAGATCTCATTTGCTCGTTGCTTATTTTCAATTTCAATAAAGCTGGATTATCCATGTATGCTTGGATCTCTTTAGCCGACATATCCTTAGCCCACTTATATTGCTTTCTAAAATTACTGATAGCTTTGACCCTTTCCATTCTTGTGCGATCATCTTCACCAGTAGACACATCCATCTCCATCGCTTCTTGCTGTCCTTGAGATTCGAGTTGAGATAAAGCATCTTTAGCTCTTGATTCAGGAGTGCTTGGCGGAAGGCCTAAAATTGATCTTGCAAGATCGTGTGCTAGCCAACCTCTATTCTTTGCTTCTTTGGGGTCTTGTATGGCTTGGATTAAAGCTCCAACGGTCTGATCTACTGTAGCTCCTGTAGGCATGCCAGAGTAATCTTCGTTCTCGTCTTCTATATCTATATCCTGTCCAGTAGCTTGAGGTCCCCCAGACCACCCTTCCAAAGCATCTGCTTCAGCTTGTGACATGGTAGTTCTATCTCTACCAAACATCCTATTCGCTTCTTCTTCCCTGAAGGCTGTTGCTGCTGCATCCCTTGGCGCTGTAACATCTCTAGCAAGCGCCATGGCGTCTTCTGCCTCAGCTGACCTCATTCCTTGCAGCCCTGATTGATCCAATCCATATGGATTATCTCTTGCTAGTGCCATAGCATCTTCTGCTGCAGCTGCTTCAGCATCCCGCTCTGCCTGAGCTTGAGCTGCTAAACCATCAAGAGTCCCCTCTTGAGCTGCTGTTGCGGGAGCGCTGTGCATTCCATATCCCATTGGATTTCCAATTCCAGTAGCTACCCCATAACCAGGTGGATTACCCATTTCTCCTAAAGCTCCAGAACCATACCCAACACCAGGTCCTTGTTGCGGGCCTTGACCTCCAAAAGCTTCAAGCCCTGGATCTGCGCTATAACCTCCAAAAGCTCCAATTCCGGGAGCTGCTACACCGCCTTGAGTTGTCCCTCCGCCCCATCCGCCTGGGCCATAACCACCGAAAGCACCAATTCCTGGGGCCGCACCAGCTAGTCCATACCCTCCGAAAGCTTCCATTCCTGGAGCTGCTATCTGTCCCTCTGCGTAACCCATTCCTGGTAAGTTCCCAGCTGCTCCTACAGGAGACTCTTGTGTACCGTAAGTAATGCCACCCGGCTCAAGGTTTGGCATGCTTCCAATAGCAGCATCGAGCGCGGCAACCGCATTAGAGAATGAATCTCCAGCTGATCCTGCATGTTGACCACCAGGAACATTACCTTGACTTCCAGGTACGCCCATACCACCAAATTCCATTCCACCAGCAGAATCAACTAGACCACCTGACAGAGCTGCGGCATTCATATCTGCAGCCTGATCCATCATATCTGCGGTTGGACCTGCAGCTTGTGTACCGTGAGGACCTACCCCAGCACCTCCTCCGTACCCGCTATAGCCTCCAATATCTCCGCCATAGCCAGTTCCTTCTGCCTCTCCTGGCCCAGCGCCTGGAGCATTTCCAGCCGTGCCTCCTACTGCGCCGCCATCTGGATCTTCTCCGCCATCATTCCATGACATATCTTATCTCCTAAATCTTAATCTTCTTTCTCTTAGGCTTCACGTATTTGACTGACTTAGAGGGCTTAGGTCTCGGCTTGGAACGAATTTTTGGATTTATGCTGCCGCTCGGACTACCAAACCCGCCACTACCGCCCGACCCACTACCTCCAGACCCACTGCCGCCATACCCGCCGCCGCCGCTAGGTCTTCCGCCGCCAGAACCAGGATTTCCTTTGCCAGGCCCCTTGACAGTATTATTGCTAGGTGGCACGAACCCGCGGCCACCACCAAGGGTTCCAGTCCTAGGTTTATCTGTTCCTGAACTGCCGCCAGAAACAGCTCTTTTAACTGCAGCCTGGTTTGCTTTTGCTCTTTTAATTTGTGCAGTGTATTTTTTGGTAGTGGCTATTGCAGCTTTATGCTTTTTAGAACCAGCGCCATGTGCTTTTGCAACCGCCTTCTGCCTAGCTACAGCTTTTGCTCTTCCCGCCCTTGCTCGTGCTTCTGCCATACTATCGCTCCCTTCTTACGCCTAAGCTGTCTATCTTGACAGACAAAGATTTAAGCATGTCTTTGATTTCACTAAACTGCTCACTATGCCTTTCGTCAGTACGGTCCATTCTTTCAGAAAGGCTTTTTAATTCCATCTTGTTAACTACAGTTTCTTGCTCAATTCCTGTAACGTATGTGAAGAACCCAACAGCAATGGCAATAGTGCTAAGTAAATGCGAAACGCTTAGGCTTTTGCTCATATGCCATCCGCCGCCACGCCTATCCGGTCCCGTATACTCAGACATCTGTTTTATCCTCTGGCATTTTAGCTGGGAGGCTTTCTGTTTTAATAGTTTTCAAACAAGCCTCAGCCGACCAGAATATACATGTTTGATTTAATTTGCTGTTGTGTAAAAAAAGAGTAGCGCTAGGATTGTTGCAATTCTCCGTGATATACATCTGGATAGTTGGCGTCAACATTAAAGCATGAACAGGCTTTTCGTTATACTTATCCAGTAATTCCTCGATAATTTCTCCTGGGCCGCCCATAGTGCAGAGCGCTTGTATAGGAGCCACGGTCCTAAAGAAATTTGGATTTGCTGCTTCAGCTGGAGAGAAAGCAAAAAATAACCACAAAGACAGAACTATAAATTTTAGAGCGCCCATCTTAACTTTTAATAAGCCTTAGCCGAAGACTTCTTAACTTTCTTTCCAGTCTTAGATGCGTAAGTTTTAGCTTTTTTCTTGCCAGCTACTGTATATGCAAATTTCTTATTACCGACTTTAGGCATTAGTTACCCCTTTCAATGATAGTATTTTTTATATTTTCAATCTTCTTGGAAACAACGTCTACCATAACAAAAGGTAATACTGCGTGAATCAAAGCAACGTATGACAATATTCCAAGCATGACAAACAGCTTTAGACTAACAGCCATATGCCCAAAGTATGATTCTTCTACGTCATGTAGGTGACTAAAGTTCATTAGTGTATTTGCTCCTTAACGAGGTCAGCTTCAACCTTCTCAAGTATAGATCCAATATCTACTGACTTCTTTACTTCTATCTTATGTTCTTTAACCTCTTTAACATCCTTCTCCTGCTTGGAGTAGGCGGACCTGTAGTTAAATTTATTAACCATAAGAAAAGAATATAGTGCTGTATTGAAGGATTTATTCTCTACGTTATCTCTTCCAAGTTGCACCCAGTAAGCCTCGGAGGATTCCAATCCTAGCTGAGCTGCTTCCTGAAAGTCTTTTTTCCTCTCGTCCTTTAGCCACCTATACCAGGTAGACTTATTAATCCCCAAAAATTTACAGACCTCTACAATAGAAGCTCCCTTCTCAAACATCTCACCTATAGCTTTCTTGTTCTTTGGGTTCCATACGGAAGAGTGGACAATCTCTCCCTGTCTTTTTCGCGGCTTATTCATCAGTTAGTTATAAAATCTATAATCAGTTTACCATCTAAATGATCCATCTCATGCTGGACACAATATGAATCTATATCATCAAATTCCTGCTTAACCTCAACTCCATTAATATCCGTATATTCCACCACTATAAGTTCTGCCCTGGTAACTGGTATTCTCATGCCAGGCACAGACAGACATGCCTCTGATGTTCTGGTCTTGCCAGTACGGTTAATAATCGAGGGGTTAAGCATTATGTATAAATCATCTCTATTCTCAGATGTATCCATCACAATCATTCTTTTGTGCTGGTTCACCTGAGTCGCGGCAAGGCCTATACCATCATTAGAATACATAGTATACGCCATATCGCCTGCAAGCTTCTCGATATCAGAAGATATCTTTTTTACCTTACTTGCCTTCTTCCTAAGTCTTGCATCAGGAAACTCTAATATATCAAGCTCCTTCATTTATTAAACTGAAAGGATGTGCCACAGCCACAAGAACTGGTATCTTTCACCTTAAAATTAAAGCTTGGTTGAAACATATCAGTCTTCCAGTCCAGAGTTGCCTCTGATAAATACACCTCCGAGATGGAATCTACCGCTATGTTGTGAGTTACCCAGATATCTTTTGGATCTTTCTCTATTTCTTTCTTCATTCCTATCTTGAAGCCGGAACATCCGCCGCCATCCACACTTATCCTTAAAAATTCCGAATCCTTTAGTATCAAGTCCACCTGATTCTGTGCTTTCGCGGTTATATCCATTCATACTCAATAATATTATTACAGTAACTTAAGTATACTCTTACTCTTAGGGACTCTATATTTATATATCAGCCCTATTATTAATTATATCCCTATCTACCAGAGGAATCCCTCCCTTCCTATAATACATACTAGCCCTATCCTCCAATAGGAGAGTGAGGAACATACGCCCTCATTAACATTATACCATATTAGGGTGTTTTTATAGGGCCAATTGTCAACATTTTTAAAATTAATTTCAATTATTTTGCAATTAAGTAGATATTTAAGTAGAATCCTACAAAAAATTGCTAAAAAAATTTAATACGGGGTAGCTTAATGTTACATTAGAGAGCTCTGTGTGCATGTGTACGCGGGTTTTTATTAATATGTATGGGGGGTTGCATCGTTCCGTCAGAAAGCTGGATCGCCTCAGATGAAGGTGTCGGAGTACCTTCCAAATCGAAAAAACCCCACAGGTTGCAGGGGTTTACAGGCAGGGTGTTGTTTTTTTGCCACATCGAAAGTTCTTGACAAACCTGCCAAACGTCCGTATAATGGGCACCAATGATGATGAATGATACTCTAATAAGGGAGTGTCGCACTCATCTCGGGAGAAGTACTATATAGCAGATTAACTGGAGAAAATCAATGGACGCTTTATCTAAAGCTGAGGCTTTGACCGCCTATAAAAACGAGCTTTTGGATTTGGTGTGCGCTTGCCTACTCGATGAAGAGGAAATACCCGCTTTGATAGCTGAAAAGCAGGTTGAACTTGGGATTGACATGGGAAAAGCACAACGCATCAAACAACCGCCTCGAATTTATATGGGTGTCAATGGCAAGCCTAGACCAGCCATGAGTAACTTTGTGGGAAGCTACACCCTACGGGCCGCCCATGGAATGAGATAGTGGCAAGATATACAATCCCTTACATGGGGTAGGGGATTGCAATCTAATCACTAGGATAGGGGGTGTGACTCAAAAGAGATAACATATTGAATGCTGTGAATAGCGGTTATATCAGTGTGGCCTGATTAGGCCCAGGCCGCACAAATATACTCGTTGTTTGAGTGTACGGTAGTCGCCCGAATCTGGCGCAGTCGGAAAGTACCGACCTACCGTTAAAGAGCCGGAAAGGCCGCGTGGAGAGATCTGCGGAAAATGTGATTCATGGCACGGACAAGCCATGTCTGTGGTTGATGTCAATGAGCCGCTATGCTTGCTGTATTGTGGTTGTGCGGATGACCTTTTTGATTGATGCTACTCATGACATGGTGGAACGGGCGGACCTGGGCTGAGCCAGGCCGAACGGTGGGCATCTGCGGGGCAGGCTGACAACCTGACGCCCAGTACGGCACCTCCGGTCATGCTGAACGCGTATAAGTTGACAAGCCACTCTGTGGGATACGCCTATTGTAAAGACCTTTTTTCCTTATGGGAACAGAATGTTCTGTTTCATTCAACCCTTAAGGGAGATTTAGTCCTATGAGTAAAATTGGTGATAATTCAATCATGAAAGCGGATGAGTTGCGCGATGCGATTGATGCAAGATGTGATGTGCTCAAGACTTCCATTGATGACATCCAGGAAGTGGCTATCCACGCTGTTCTTCATGTGGTGGAGCACGGTGATACCACGTTTGGTACTCGCATTTTTCAGAAGTTACCTAAAGGTGTAAAGAGCAATGACTTCAAGAACTGGTTTGAGGATCACGCAGGATGTGAGTGGGATAAGGCGTCCTTCAAATTGGTGAAAGGCAAGGCTCAGACCAGCAACTTCATCAAATTGGGTGCATCTCTGTGGTATAAGTACAAAAGAGATACGTCCTCCCAGGCGTATGATTTTGCCAAAGCCTGTAGTAATCTGGCTAAGGCCATGGTAAATGAAAAGAAGTCTCCATACGTCAATGGTGCGGACTCAACCCAACAGGATGCTGTTTTCCAGTTGATTTCAGCTATGAATGCTGCGGGTTTTTCTGTTAATCCGTCTTTTGATTCCGTTGTAACCAAAGATGCTGTATCATTCTAATAATAAGGGGGCAACCTAGCAATAGGCTGTTCCCATAAGGGAAAAAGGAGATAAGAATGTCAGTTAAAGACAAGGTAGAGAGCCGTTCCAGGGAATTCCTGGAGAGTTTAGTACCTTTGCTTGAGGATGTGGAGTTAGCGGTTTATGGCAATCCTTTCGATTGGAGGTATATTGACGGGAAAAGCCTTTGGGCAATGCACTGTCTTGAGAAGGCTGTTGACTCAATCCAGGAGGAGATTTCACGTTTGGAGAAGTAGTTGTTTAATCATAAGGGAGAAAGGCATGGGCTGGTTCAAAGGAGTTAATGGAGTGGCTGAGTCAATCTCAGGTAGTTTTCCTATCGAGATAACTATTGCTCGCGCAGGGTACGAGACTAGCCAAGTTGGAGTCTCTGACCAGGAAAAACTTTTGTCTTCTGAGGCTGTTCGTTGGTTGTGGTATAATCAACCTTCGGTGTATTGGAGCCTGGTTTGGCTTGCCGCTCAGCAGAAGTGGCGTGATTTGTACAGGAGTAATGTGTAGAAGTTACATCTTAAGGGAGAAAGGCATGACTAGAAAAGAAGCTGCACTCGCCTACTTGGACGCTTGCAGGTACTCCACCTATGAGATCAATCGTCTTTGGGATAAGTTTTTTCCCGGGCTTGTGGACTATAGGCCTAAAGAATTACAGCCAAAGTTGAATTCTATCGCTCAAGCTATTGCATTTCCGGGTTGGGTGGCGTTTCCAGAAGGGGTTGATAGAGTAGAGGATGAGGAAACTGGATTTAGGCTAACGAATGATGTGAAAGATTACTTGAGAAGTTAATTGAAGTAATGTAAAAGGGAGAAAGGTATGATTGAAGCTGAAGTTATGTTACACAAGAGGCATAGACGATGTATCATTTCCTTGTCTGATATGAGGAGTGAGCGTAATGCGTGGCTGTGTTGGTCGCTTGTGTTATTGGCCCTTAATGTATTCCAATACTCTACAGGGTGCTAACTATGTCAGATGTCAATGTTGTTACCGTGGAATATCGGGAAGATGGGTTTTATTATGTGTTAGTAGATGGAAAAGAGGTGATCAAGACTGTAAGGTATGAAGATATTGAGGGATTAGATGAGCAAACCTGAGCAATTTACTAAAAATGTGACTGTCCTGGGTAATAACCTCACTGCTTATGGGGTTTGGAGGCCAGAAAACAAGGTTTTGGACGTTTATTTAGATGATTTGGAGGGTATTAAGCACTTATCTGAGGGAAATATCAAGTTTTCCTCCAGGAAAGCGGCTAAAGAGTGGTTTATGTCGGCCCCTTTCTTCAAAACTGACGTTAAACTTCTATAAATAAGGAGAAATTCACCTATGAAAGCGGCAGAAAGCCGTGTTAATGCAGAAAAATACGATGTTATTTACATTGGATTTTGGGAAAATGATGGGGAGTCATTCAATATTGACGCTCCCACTGAGTGTGTAACCTTGAATCTTGTTGATCCAGAGTCTTATGCAGAGCATATGGCTGAGTGTGGCATCACATGCATTATTGAGCCGCATGATGGATCGTTAGATGTACAGCTAGAGAGAGCCAGGACTGTAAATCTTATACTAGAGACTCTTCTTATGGTGGTTAGGCGTAGGAATCTAGGTTTTATGGCTCATTTTATTAAACCTCTAGCTTATTTTGAGGCTTTAAGGTCGAAACTTTTCTTGAAATAGGAGCATTATCATGGAAATTGAGAAGAGAGTTCACTTTATTAGTCATTATGTGGGGATGTTAGATCCAGATGAGGTTGATTGGCTTCATAGGCTGATCTGCCTTGATATTGATTTTGACATGCCTCCCTGCATAAAGAAAACTAATAGCGCGACCTCTCGTGGAGGTGTTGAAATGATATCAGTAGATGAAGATCTTTATTCTATAAAGAAAACTAATATCATCCACAAATTGACGCTGTGTCAGTTAGCAAATAAGGATTTTTCCAGGGATTACCAAGGTGTTGTGCATCATTTGAATAAAAATGAAGATTAAACCTATGGCTAGGCCTCCATCTAATGACTTAGATGTAATATTTATCGAGGATGAGGGAGCTATACAGGGTCTAACTTGGCCGGATAATTGTTGCACAGTGGGACATACCTCTATCCATGGCAAGTTTAACCCCGCATCATTTAACTGGATGAGGCAGCATATTGTGGGTGGATATTCCACACAACCAACATTCCATATGTCTTCTTCCTGGAAGGGAGGGAACAATGATGAGAGTCATTTTCAATATGTTTGTTATTACTCTGAGCTGAAGGGGTATCGTCCATTTAATAACACAAATGCAGCAACTGGAGAACCTTCTGTTGTTCCTTGTTTATTTTCTTTTTATTTCGAATTCAATGAAGAGAAGAACAAAGCGTTACTTGTTAGGTTGAGGATTGAGGGAATGCCTGACAGAATAAAAGAAAACAAAAGGTGGGTTGATTTTGATCGCGTCCGCTAATCCAGGCGGCGTATAACTGGGAGGTAAATATGTCCAATAGTTCTGTTGTATCTGCGCTAGAGGTATTGCTTAATACTAAGGCGATCTCTCTTGAAGACTGGAAGTCTGCTGTAAAAAGGTCTAGCAAAATAAAGAGAGAGCATTCATTTATTGACAGTTGCAAGGAAGAGTCTATGAGAGTATCATGTGATCAGACTTGGGAGAAGGTTAAGAATGAGTGTTCGGAAACGTAGTATTCCTGTGTATGAAATGATGGGCTGTGAAGAAATCATAGTCTATCGATGTAGCAGTAAAGACAAGTCAGTTCCTCTGTTTGTCTCAACCAAGGATAACGTTAGGATATATATATCTAGGTCAGCTGTATCATCTATGATGCCTAAAGCTATCCAAAAACTTTAAGGTTTAATACAATGACAGTAAAGGTCTCAGTAAGTGAGTTACCTTCCTATTACGACTCTTGCCTGGGACTGCCTATGCTGGTCACTGGTGAATCTGGTATTGGGAAGACTGAAATCACTAAGCAATGGACTGCATCCAGGTCTCTTGCCTGTGTAGATGTTAGGGCTTCTCAGCTAGATCCGAGTGATGTAAAGGGAGTTCCATATAGGGAGGGATTAGCATCACGCTGGGCTATTCCTGACTTTCTACCTCAAGTAGACAGAGATGGGGAAGAAGGTGTATTAGTATTAGATGAATATTTAGACGGTGATGAGGCTGTTTTCTCTGCCTTTCAACAGTTAATACTGGAGAGAAGGTTAGGGGATTACATTTTTCCAGACAAGTGGATGATCATTGCGTTAGGTAATAAGAAGGAACATGGTGGTGTTAACCGTGGTCTTTCTTCTGCACAACAAGATAGATTCGTTCACTTAGAGGCATCACTGGATCATGATAGTCTAAAAAGTTACTTCATCAAGAAAGGGATTAGTCCGTTAATCACATCATTTATACATACTCATCCAGACCTGGCGCATAAAAGGCCAGAGCGTGGTTCTGGCGAATGGGCGTGGCCAACCCCAAGGTCTTATGAAAGAATTGATTCTATTCTTAAGAAAGATCCAGACAAATCTATGAGATTTAATTTGTTTGCTGGTTTGATTGGAGAGGGTGCGGCAACATCTTTGGATGCACACATTAAATTTGCATCTGATGTTCCAGATCCGCTTGATTGTATCAAAAGCCCTGAGTCAACAAGAGTTCCAGAGAATGCTAGTGCTAAGTATGCTATTACTTGTAGCTTAGCCAGGTATTCCAAGCCTAAAAACTTTGCAAATGTGATAAAATATGTAGATCGTTTGGGTGCAGAGTTCTCTACGTTGTTAATGATGGAGTCTAAGAACATAACTCCAGAGTTAATAGAGACTGATGCGTTTGCTGATTGGGCTATGGAACATTCAGATGTATTACTAGGATAGGAGGCTACATGAGTCTATCAAAAAAGGCTGTGTTGTTTAATGTAACTTTCTCTTTACCTTCGGGAACAAAGGTAGACAAGAAAGAATCGAGTAAGGTTGCAACAAATCATCTTGTTCCAGGCGGGCGTAGATCAGCAGGAAGCTACCAAAAAATCATAATTGATCCTTCACTCTTTAAGGAGGTAAAGAAGTTAAAGAGGAATGTTGAGGGATATTTCAATGTAATATCAATAGCTTACGCTCATGATAAGATGCCAGTTATAGTACCAAATGGTAAAATCTTGGAGGCTACCTCTTTCATTAGGGAGCATAAAAGATTATTTGATAATGAGATTTCAGCTATTAAATCTGCTTATGACGCAAAGAAAGAGGAAGCAAAAACTAGGCTGATGACTTTGTATAATGAAGATGACTACCTAGATCACGACGAATTTATAGCTAGGTTCTCTTTTGATTACTGGATGCGTCCGATACCTGAGCTAGATAGCATGGACTTAAGATGGACAGTCTCAAGAGAGGAAGAGAGGCTTATGAAGGAGTCAATGCAGAAAGAAATGGATGAGAATCTTGGTGAATCTCTGGGTCAAGCATTGCGAATGATGTCTGATCATATTAAACATATGAAGGATGTTGTAAGTAAAGACAGTCCAAGGATTCATGATTCAATGATAGAAAAGATTCATGAAATAGCTGAGTCAATGCCTGGGATTGTTGGGTTAAGCCATGATCCTAATTCTAAAGTGTCACAAACCATACAAGATATATGCTTAGACCTTAGACAGATTCAAGCTGATGATCTTCGCGGGAGTGGTCTTTGGGAGGCTGACAACAGAGATGTTGTAGCAGACCAATCAACTGAAATGATAAACAAATTGGAGAATTTATACCATGGATGTGAAGCGCAAGATTGAAGCTTCAAGAGCCAGGGCGCTCATGGATTACCCGTTCTTTGGTACTATCCTGTGCCCTTTACCACTTAAAGAGTCTAAAGATATCGCTACATTGGCAACAGATGGGAAAAGTATTTTTTATAATGAAGAATACCTGGAAGATTTAGAGCCTGATGTAGTGATGGGGTGTTTGTTACATGAAGTATTACATCCTGCATTCTTTCATATATCTAGGAGAGGTTCAAGAGATCATAAGCTGTGGAATATTGCATGTGATTACGCAATCAATCCTATCTTGATAAATGAGGGGGTGAGACTTCCAGAAGGGGCCTTGTATGAAGAGAAGTATAACGGCTGGGAAGCTGATAAAATTTATGAAGACCTTATAAAGGAAGGTATAGATGCTGGTGACTTTGTGTTATTAGAGGGAGAGTCATTCGATATTGGAGGTACTGGCATGTTTGAGGACTCCTCAACAAGCACATCAGAAAGAAATGAGATGGAAAATGAGTGGAAATCTAGGCTGGTAGGGGCTGCCGAAGCTGTTAAGTTTAGAGGTTCAGTCCCATCCGACCTCAAAAGTTTGATAGACAGCTTCCTATCTCCCTCTATTTTATGGTCGGACAAGCTTAAAGAATATGCCAAAGATGCTGTAAGGAAGAAGTATTCTTTCCTTAGACCGATGAAAAAATATATCGACCAAGGGATATACCTGGGCTCTAGCGTTAAGAAGAAGGGTATACGAACCATGGTTGCCGCTATGGATTCAAGTGGATCAGCCTACCATATGGCTCCGCAGTATGGAGCTGAGTTAACAGAGATAATGACAGAGTGTGACGTTGATGAGATGCATGTGTTGTGGATTGATACTAAAGTTCACAAGGTTCAAACCTTTACCAAAGAAAGTTTACCTATCGTTTTAGAAGTAGAGGGCTGTGGTGGTACAGCTTTTGAGCCAGCATTTGATTGGGTTGAAGAGCATAATATAGATCCATCATTGCTCATATATTTCACTGATATGATGGGCAGTTTCCCAAGTTATGAGCCTAACTACCCTGTGATATGGGTAGCTTATGACTCAAGGAAAGAATATTATGAGAAAGATTGTACGTTTGGAGATGTTGTTGAAGTTAATTTATAACAAAAGGAGATATGAAAGTGCCATTTTATGAATCTTATGGTGAAACTATTGGTAGCATTGCCGTCGCGAAGGAGGTATTTGAGCGAGAAAGGAATGTTGCCAGGTTGCCTAGAGAGGTTGATCTTAGAGAAGGTGAGGATGGATCTTATGTTATTAGCAAGAGAAAGAGTCGGTACAACAAAGATGATTCTGATACTACTCTGATAGTATATACAAATGATAATTGTATTCATATGAATTTAAGTCGTGTAACACTCTTAGGTTATGGGATGATGGAATTATACAATCAATATATACCAGACTCGTCTCTTATCTATGAAAATAATCAAGATTTGTTTATGATCTATGAGCCTGGCAAGAGTGTTAGGGGGTACTATGACAACAAACATATAGATAAAGTTTTTAAGATTGATGCCGGAGCAACCACGAATGCCCTTGTAAATGTATCGTTGCTCCCTGACGGAGAGGTATTAGGGGCTAAAAAAGTAAAGCGGGGGCCATCAACAGAAGCCGACCCTAAGCCTCTTAAAGAACACCTTGAAAAAAAGCATTACACAAAGATGGCAAAAGCTAGATTAGATAACGATTTAAGGGTTGAGTATTCAAGAAAATGGGCTACATTCAGAGGCATTTCATTGGGGTTATACCATTACTGTATTGAGCTTTGGTCGCAAAAGGAATATGCACATGGTAGAGGCCCAAACAGCGGCCTAATAAGAAGGTTGTATGTGGGTAGGTTTATAGATGACTGTGATCAAGCAAGAATGGATGACCTTGCTGTTAAAATCCTAAAGGATATACCGCTTAGCTCACTTAATGGAAAGATACATGATCTATGTTCATCGGCCAGGGGTGCTTAGGGTGAGGGTTGGTGAAGCTAAACAGTGTACCCCTACATAGGGTAAGTGTTAAACGTCCCGTCACGGGCCTATATGGGCCTCTCAGGGGCATATATTACAGGGATAGAGTAATGACTTACAGAAGAAACGTCGGCAAACCACAGAAAGTCAGGTATAATTATGATATACTAAAGAAGGGTGGTCGACATATAGAGTCTCGCAAGAAGGAGCGCCGTGATGCGAAGCGTGAGATTAACGATGAAATCATAAAGGAAAAGGACAATGACAGAGAATAGCGCGGTAAAAGATGAGCATAGAATATTATTTACAAGGCTGGTTGAGTGTGCTAGGTGGTGCTTGGACAATAATATTATATCAGTAAGCCAATTAGATGACATGCGGAGGGTGTACAATGCCGCTAGGGATTCATATGACAACCAGGTTGCGGCTGGCCTTCGTGAGAAAGAATGAAAACAATCTTATCTTTATTCGATTACTCAGGGTCCTGGTCTAAGCCATACCGTGATTCTGGGTACAACGTGGTTCAGATAGATATAAAACATGGTGATGACATAAGGTGGTACTACCATATGGATGAAGAGGTCCAGGGAATTCTTATGGCCCCACCATGCACTGCATTTGCTGTTAGTGGTGCCCAATATTGGAACAAAAAGGATGAAGATGGTAGAACCTTAGAGGGAATAGCACTGGTAGATGCAGCATTAAGGTTTGTAGCTATCTATAATCCTACTTGGTGGGTGCTTGAAAATCCTGTTGGTAGGTTAAGGCGCTGGCTTGGGCCTCCCACTCTCATGTTTAATCCATGTGATTATGGTGACCCATACACAAAGAAAACATTATTATGGGGCAAGTTCTTTCCACCTAAGCAAACCAAGGTTGCTCCAGTAAAAGTATGTGCACAAGGAAGTTGGGTACAGAAATTAGGTGGTAGTTCAGAGCGCACTAAAGAACTACGCAGTATGACACCGCCTGGATTTGCGAAAGCATTTTTCGACGCTAACCCATAATGTGTTATAATGTACGTGCGCGTTTTATATTAATAGTATAGTAATAGTAATATATTCTTTCTGTTAAGAAAAAGAATATATATTATATAGGATAGATATATGAATACATTTAGTGACTTTGGGATTAGGATACCAAGGGCAGTAACAGGGCAAGCAAACATCCCTTGTCCGGAATGCTCTAGTCAGAGGAAGAAGAAGCGAGCCCCTTGCTTGTCTGTAAATACAGACGATGGGGTATGGAAGTGCCATCACTGTGGGTGGTCAGGTTCTTTGGCGCAAGGAATAGATGGTGCTAATAATGTAATGCATTGGAGGAAGCCGAAGTATAGAAAGCCAGATAATATTCCTATAGTTGACCTACCACCTGAGATGATGACATGGTTTGAGAACAGGGGCATTAGCGCAGAAACAGTTAAGGATAATAATATATCCTGGAAAAAAATATATATGCCTCAAGTTGAGGACATTGTTAATTGCATTGCCTTCCCTTATTTTAGAGCGGGAGAGTTAATCAATGTTAAGTACAGGGATAAGGACAAGAACTTTAGGTTAGAGGCTGGAGCAGAGAGGTGCTTCTATGGCATAGACGATATCAAGGGTGAAGAAAGCACAGTGACTATTGTAGAGGGGGAGATAGATAAGCTGGCATTGTGGGAAGCTGGTATAAGAACATCGATTAGCGTACCAGATGGCGCACCTCCAGTTAACTCATCAGACTATAGCGCAAAGTTTAACTACCTTAATGATCCTTACATATCACAAGACAAGTTCAACAATATAAGCAAGTTTATAATTGCAGTAGATGAAGACGAGCCTGGACTCAAGCTAGAAGAAGAGCTTTCTAGGAGACTGGGTAAGGAGAAATGCTTAAGGGTTCGTTGGCCTGAAGGAACGAAGGATGCAAACGAAGTTCTTCTCAAGTATGGTAAGGATGTATTGCGTGAGTGTGTTGAGCATGCTGAGCCATACCCAATCGAAGGAACCTTTGAAGCTAAAGAACTATCCAATGCCCTTGACAAACTATACCACCAAGGGCTAGACAAAGGTGTTAGCACTGGTTGGCGCAGTATAGATAGAAGTTATTTGGTAAGGCCAGGTGTGCTCACAGTTGTTACGGGAGTACCAAGCAGTGGTAAATCTAACTGGATAGACGCCATGATGGTTAACATAGCAAAGAATGAAGGGTGGAACTTTGCTATCTTCTCGCCAGAGAATCAACCATTGGAAGATCACATGGCAAGAATCCTAGAAAAATATATTGGCTCTCCGTTTATGGATGGGCCAACACCAAGGCTAAGTTCCGAGGACCTAGACAAAGGAAAAAAATGGTTGACAGATCACTTCACCTGGATACTTCCCAATGATGACAAGGAGTGGTCCTTAGATATAATTTTAGACGCTGCGAAAGGACTCGTGCTTAAAAAGGGAATCAGAGGATTGGTTATTGACCCATGGAATGAGTTAGAACATAACCGTGTAGACTCCCAAACAGAAACAGAATATATTTCCCAGGCACTTAAGCGTGTCAGGCAGTTTGCTAGAAGGTATGGCATACATCTTTGGATAGTTGCTCATCCTGCTAAACTGTATAGAGATAAGAACGGAAAGATTCCAATACCTACACCATATGATATAAGTGGGTCCGCAAGATGGAGAGACAAAGCAGACAATTGCATCACTGTATGGAGAGACCTAAGCAATGATGACAAGTGTGCGGTAGAGGTTCACATTCAGAAGGTAAGGTTTAGGCAGGATGGAAGGATAGGTGTTAACGAATTATCCTACAATTGGGCAACAGGAACATATCATGAAACACATAGAGCAGTGGAAGAAATACCTCCCACGTACAGCATATAAGAAAATGGATAAAAGCTGGAAGAAATTTGAAAGGGATATAGCTAAGGAGTTAACAGCCCTGGGTGATCTATCCGAAAGAGTACCTATCACTGGAAGGACTAGAGGTAGCGCCCCAGATGTAGAGAGTTTAATATTTTCTATTGAATGTAAGTATAGGCAGTCCATTCCA